CTTTAGGTTCTTGGCGAAGAAGGCACTCGCTTTTTTTAAGAATTCATTCTCCTGCTCAAGTTCTTTGATGCGTTGACGCAACTGACGTTTCTCTTCGTCTTCTTTATGGAGTTTCCCGCTGCCGACAAAAGGCTGCTCTGGATGCTTCATGTACCGCTGCTTCCAGGTATAAAGCGAATTTACATTTATATCCAGCTCACGAGCTACTTGACTAGCAGGAATGCCACTCATTACACGCTTGACTGCTTCTTCCTTAAATTCATTGCTATAGGTCTTTTGTTTCGTGGACACTATCTCATCACCTCATGGTCTTATTTTACCATTCGTTTATAGTGTCCATCAAACGGGGTATAGGCCACTCTGACGATTCCCTTCCTTGTCGACGATCATGACCTGATTGATGATGCTTTCGATACTCTCCGCGTAGGTGCTTTCTGTCATATTGGCCGCCGCATCGAGCACGAAGTCCTTGATGCGCTCGCCTTTCTTGACGACGTTGAGCTTCGCGCCATCCATGAGCAGCTGATATTTCGGATCCTCTTTGTCTTTGCCGTTTTCATCCTTGCCTGCTTTCTGTTTGATGATTTTCGCGGCTTCATTGTAGGCACCCATGATGATCTGATAGCCTGTCTTGCGGTTCGCGATGAAGGAGACGGGCGTTCCTGTCTCAAAGATATTTCCAGGCAATACACCGAGCTCCGCGCAAATCTGCTTTGTAATTTCCTCCGGTGTGATGCTCGTAAACTTTCGCGTCGTCTTGCTGTGAGCGAGGACGAACGCATGGTCATGCGCGGTGATGTGGAGCGTCCCCTTCGCCCTGTCGCGCTCAATCTTGTAGATGTTGCCGATAAAGACCGGTTGTTCCTCCTGCTTGTCTGCGTTCTCTGCCGCCGTCTGCGCGGGCAGTGCGCCGGTCTGTGTCTCGGTGTCAGCTTCTTTATAGCCGTAGACCGTGATGCCGGTGTCTGCCTCGACAATGGGGATGTTTTCATCCCGGTCGTCTTGGACGATGGTAAAATCCAGCGTCCGCGCGACGGTGAGACGACTACCTGACCAGGTACAGGAGATGACGAAAGGCGTCACGTCGGTGTCTTTTATCTTGATTCTCATACGCCTGTCCGCTGCCTTTCCTTCACGACGACATCCCGGAGATTCTTGAGCGCGAGGTTTTTGAGACTGTTCGCGTTCGCAATGCTGCGCCAGTACTGCACCTTCCCGTAGGCGCGTTTCGATGCTTCGAGGATGTCGCGGCTTTTCTTGATGGCGGTTGCCGCCTTGCTTGCCGTGCGTTCTGTCGGGCGCTGCTTGAGGCCCGTCTTCTCATCGACCTGCTTGTCGTTGTTCGCGGCGGGGACGTTGAGCGCCCGCCACTCGACGAAGGACAGCTCGTAGTAGATGTCACGCGAGCCGTCCTGCTCCCGGTACGCAAACGACTTGATGGCCATCATGAGATTTACCGGGCTGTTCGTGATGATGACGCGGACGGGGCGCTTCGACTCCTTCCACTTGATGATTTTCTCGACGCATTCAGTCGGCGCGCTGCTGTCACCGACGACGAACGGATACTCATGCTCCGGCTGCGGGAAAAAGCAGGCGAACGAGAGGCGCGTGAGCTTCGGATTGCCGAAAAGCTGCGCTTCACCCGTGTCGATGATGTCGACCACGCGGTTGTTCTGCTCGGTCTGCACCTTGTAGGTCTTCGGTGTGACCGGAACGACGAAACGGTCCCCATCGCAAGAGAGAACAATCTGCCGCCGATCCGCGACATTGCCGCCGAGGATGTAAGAGCCGAGGTTGTTGACCTCGTTCCAGATGTGGAATAGATTCTTCATGCAAACACCCCCTCGACCGGATTCATATTCGCCCGGCTCTCCTGCATGAGCGTGAGCAGCTTGTAGGCGATCTTGTCGATGTCGGCCTCCTCGCGCACGATGAAGCTGTTGCCTGTGATGACGACCTGCGTCGCTTCCGCGTCAGACTGCGTGCGCGGCAAATCCACCGATACGCTTGGTGCAGACACAGGAATCGCCGTAGGCAGATTGTTCTCGAACGTGTCTTTGAGCATCGAGAGCGTCGTGGCGTGCGGGTAGACGCGCGAGCCGGTCGGTAGATCGACGATCTCACCGCCGTGCTCGTTGATTTCCGTCCAGCCACCTTCAGCGAAAGACGTGCCGCTAGCTTTATGCGGATAGCTGACACCACCAAGCCATGCGGCATTGTTGCCAATCCAGTCAAGACCCGCCGCAATGGTCGTATGACCACCTGCTCGAGCAGACGCCGCTGCACTTGCCATCGACTGAGCGACGGAAGCCGCGCAGCTTGCCGCCTGAGACTTGATAGACGTGAAGAGTCCGGCAAAGAAGCCCCCGACACCGCTCCATGCACCCTGCGTATCCGAGGCCGACGTCTCGAAGCTATTGGAGACATCCGCACCGCAATCAGCCGCCGCGTCCGATGTAGGCACGGCCACGCTGGCATCATACCAGGATGGGAAGGAGCTCCATGCATCCTGTGAGCCCTGCGCCGAGCCGAGCATATCCATCTGGATATTATCCGCCGTAGCGGTCGCCTGTGCGCCCGTGTTCTCAAAATCCGTAGAAATGGACGCGCTCGCCTCAGAGAACGCGTCTGCGGAAGCGCTCGCGGCCTCCTGCGCCTCCTCCTGCACGCCGCCGAACATCCCAGTCGTATACATATTCTGCATATCTGTGATGCCGAAATCCTGCGACGTGTCCCGCGGTGTATCGAACGCATGCGGGCCGATGGCGGAGAGGTCTGTCTGGAGACCGAACGGGCCGCTCGCGTCCTTTGTCGTATCCTTGATGCCGATGGAATCGCCGACAATGTCTACGGGAACCGTCTTACCGTTCAAGTCAAAGCCGATAGGGGCCTGCTCCTTCGGATGCAGCCACTCCGCGATTTTCTCGAAGGTCACGGTGTTCTGGACGTTGTAGTCAGAAAGCCAGGAGCCGATGTGCTTGCCTGCGATCTCGCCGAGGATGCCACCGGCCGTCATGCCGATGACTGTCCCCGCAGGACCCGCGAAACTGCCGATGGCACCGCCGAGCACTGTACCGACCGTAGAGCCGAGTGCTCCGCCGATGGCATCACCCTCGCGCATGCGGTTGTCGTGCTCCACCTGCGCCCGGTAATCGTTCGCCTTCGTGTACTCATCAAGCGCCGACTGCCATTGCTCCTGCGAGCCGCCATTCTTGGTGAGCTCTTCGATGTTTTCGGTCGCCTGCTTGACGCCCCACGCAGCTTCCTCTAGGAGCGCGGAGTTTTGGCTCTTCGCGCTGTAGACGTCCATCGCACCGAAAATAGCCGCAAGCGCCCCCGCGCCACCCAATGCCTTGGCATTGGCACGGAGAACTGTGGCTCTCCCCGGCTGCGGCGTAGGTGCTTGTGTACGGCCACCGCTCTGGATAGGTCTTCCATCGGGGCCAAAGATAACGCCACCTGAGTTTTTGCCGGAGCTGACGCCGCCACCTGCGATACTTTTGCCGTTCACGATGACGGTTGCGGCGTTGACCACCATTTCCCCGACAGACGATGCACCCGACTGGCCGGGGATGGCCCCGCCTTTGCGCATGCCCGCGAGCCCCTTGACGGCGCTCATGGCTTTCTTTGCGAGATCGATGACTTTGTAGAGCCCGGCCGCGAGCGCCCCACCCGCAAGCATGGAGCCGACGCCGTCGAACTCGATGAATTTATTCTTGAGCTGAGTCAGAACATCAGCTACCAGTCTGCCGACATCACTGATATCGAAGCCGTCAGAAATGTACCCCTTGAATTTCGCGATATCATCCCGCACACCTTGCACGAACGACCGAAGCCCTTTGCTCGCGGGGCCCTGCATAAATTCAAGCTGCAAGGATTCCCACACAGACGATAGGGATTTCATGTCACCTTTGAGACTGTCGTTCATAATCTCAGCCTGACGATGCGCTGCTCCGCTTGAACTGTCAATCGCGCTCGTGAGCTTGTCGAAGTCACTGTCTGAGGTATTGAGGAGAGCAAAGAAACCACTCATAGCCTCCTGCCCCGCGATGCTCGATACCATCTGCGCTCTCTGCGAATCTGTAAGGTCGGAGAACGCAGAGCGTAGCTCCTTCATGGTCTGCCGGAACGGCTTCACCGTGCCGTCAGAATTCTTGACAGTGACACCGAGTTGCGCAAGCGCCTTGGCCGCATCCGCTGGTGGGTCAACGAGGCGTGTCATTATCGCACGGAGCGATGTGCCCGCTTGCTCGCCCTGGACACCGGCATTAGCCATGAGACCGATAGCGAGCGCCGTGTCCTCGACAGAGTACTTGAGCGCACCCGCAAGCGGTGCGACATATTTGAATGTTTCACCCATCATGGAAACATTTGTGTTGGAATTGGACGACGCCTGCGCCAGAACGTCAGCAAAGTGCCCGGAATCTTCTGCCTTGAGCCCGAAGGCCGTGAGTGCATTCGTCACGATATCCGAGACGCGCCCGAGATCTTCACCGCTCGCCGCCGCGAGATCCATGATGCCGGGAATGCCGGATAACATCTGATCTGTCTTCCAACCGGCCATGGCCATGTACTGGAGCGCTTGGCCTGCTTCTGTCGCCGAGAACTGTGTCGCCGCGCCCATCTCTTTCGCTTTTTCCGTGAGCGCGTCAAATTCCGCGCCGGATGCGCCGGAGATAGCCTGTACCTTTTTCATCTGCGCTTCAAAGTCCATATAGGTCTTGATTGTATCGTAGACGCCGTAGCCGATGCCCGCGGCTCCTGCCATCTGCGCGGAGGTATTCATGAGCATGCCCCCTGCAAAGCCAGACATGCCCTCCTTCAGTTTGCTGAGGCCGCCGTTCTGCTTGACATTCACCATCGCAGTATAAGTCTTGCCAGCCAGCCCCGCGAGCTCTTTTTTGATACGCGCGAGCTTACCGGACGCCTCATCGCGTGCCCGCACCGTGAAAGCAGACGCGCGTCCTGCAAGCTCCCTGACGCTACTCTTGATGGCGTTGAGTTTGCCGGACGCCATATCCTTGACTGAGAGCGTCGTAGAGTAGTTCCCCTTGACGCTCTGCAGACCACTCTTGGCTTTGCTAAGAGCAGGAGAGACTTTATCCTCGGCAGTCACGGTA